AGAACAAAGTGGACAAGTGGGTAAATGATCCTGAAAACAAGTCTTGTCAGTCTTTTAGTTATGAGGATGTAGCCGCCGCTGTTAAATGGCTAAAAGAGTGGATAGTTGACCAAAAAGACTCAGAACATGAAACGTTTTGGTTAGATAAGGTTGATGAGGCTTTTGCTGACGTTAGGGAGCACAGCGAAGGAGAAGACGATAACGTGCCCCCTAAATCTGATGTAGTGGTGAAAGATGACTTTATTGATAGAGAGTTAAAACGTAAGATGTCTGACAGCGAAGCAAAGTGTGTTATGAAAGCGTTTGATAAGAAGATTGCTGATTTGACGGAGGATGATTAATAAAATGGGAAATAGAATTGAGATACTACTATTCATATATGTTCTAGTTTTTGTACTTATTCATTGGTGGGTTCGTAGGCTTCTATCGTAGTTGCAAGCATTGTAACTCCGTAGTTGCAAGCATACAGACTTACCACAAACTAATTATACATCCTACGCTCCAAAAGCCTATAGGCTTTTGGAGCGTAGTTAGATAGATTACTTTATAGCTAATAGATAGCTTGCAACCCCTTCGGAGTAGTGATTCTACCCCTATTTGCTCATTCTAGGATGTCATTACTACCCCTCTTTAGTAGTGATACCCCCCCCTCTAGCTTACTAACCGCTATGCATAGGGGCTGAAATAACAGGCTCTTAGCATGCCGATTAATTGACGTGGCCGTTGCATAGTGGTCTTTACAATAGATGCGACCCTAAAACACAAAAACACCTGTATTATAGGTTGGATACCAGACAAATTTTTTATATTATTATTATACTACAATCCACAAAATATTATATAACATCAACTCTATGTGTGTCTGTAGTTTGGTAGTACTATCGACGTCCTTTGAACATGAGGGAAGATAATAGCTAACTCAGTGTAGTAGTCAAACAAGTAACTAGACAGTACGCTATCTACTACAGCAATTTTACCTACTATTCTTTGTTTTCGCGTGTATCTAAATCCTTTTATAATATAGAAACACACTAAGACGCATGACCCCATCAATATTAGTAATGGCACGAAAGTCAAGAATCGGGTTAATACGGAATGCTATTGCTACTGCACAGAAGCAAGGCAAAGAACTCGATATGGACGCTTTTCTATTGGAAATTATGAGCAAGTGGGGCGTTGCTAGAAGAACTGCAAGTGAATACATCGATGTAGCATATGTTAATTTAGATGACAAACCCACGTTACTTGAAGGGAGCTAGAAAAGAGCGCCGAATTGCCAAGGAAGCCCGAGATAGAGGGTTGATTGCCATTAGAAGCGCCGGTTCGAAGAGTCCGATCGATGTTGTTATAATTGACGCCGAAAAGGGTAAAATTGAGCTTATTCAGTCGAAATCGGACAATTTCAGTGAATACGCCAAAGTAAAGCTCGAAAACAAGCATGCCGCGTTGAATGGTCTATTTGACGTATGTTTTAAGGTGGTGTAGGGGGGGTTATGAAGGTTAAATTAGATGATTGGCAACAGGAGGTATTGGAAACGCATGGGAACATTGCCCTCAGAAGCGGAAGGCAGGTGGGAAAGTCTACGATTATATCCATCAAGGCCGCCGAATATGCTATTAAAAACCCTAAGAAGACTATTCTTATTATTGCATCGGTTGAAAGACAGGCTCGGTTGTTATTTGAGAAGACACTGGCGTACCTAGTCGATCATTATGGAAGGTTCATATGTACGGGGAAGAAACGACCAACCATGCATATCATTAATCTCACAAATGGTAGCCGGATATATTGTCTCCCGACCGGTATGTCCGGCTATGGAATCCGAGGGTACACAGTCGATCTTTTGATTGCCGACGAAGCGGCCTTTATCTCTGAGGATGTTTGGCAAGCCGTTACTCCTATGTTAGCATCCACCGGTGGTAACATAGTCCTTATATCTACGCCGTTTGGGAAGGCAGGGTACTTTTACTCCTGTTTCACTAACCCCGCGTACAAATCGTTCCATATATCCTCCGAAGACTGCCCTAGGATCGATAAGGCGTTCTTAAAGCTCGAAAAGGAGCGTATGACCCATGTAGAGTACTCACAGGAGTATTTGGGCGAATTTGTAGATGAATTGATGCGTTTCTTCTCCACCGAGCTAATTAAGGGCTGTATGACAATTAGACGGGATACAGCACCGTCATTACTACGCCATGACCACTTCCTAGGTGTAGATTGTGCAGGAATGGGTGGTGATCAAGAAGTATTGGTTGCTCTGGCACGTATGAATCGAGAGACATTGGTACAAGTAGATATGCAAGTTACAGAATATACTCGCCTTACTGACACTGTGAGACGAATAAAGGCATCAGATAGATTGCACAAATACAAAAAGATATACATAGATGACGGAGGATTGGGAGCTGGTGTATTTGATCCCCTCCTAGAAGACAATCAGACCAAGAGAAAGGTCGTAGCAATCAATAACGCCTCTCGCAGCCTAGACAGATATGGGAAGAGACATAAACGGTTATTGAAAGAGGATTTGTATACCAACCTGCGTAATCTTATGGAGGGCGGAAAGATAAACTTGTTTGACGATCCAGAGGTTAGATTGTCTTTGGCATCTGTGCAATGTGAGATTGACCCGAATACAAAGAACGTCAAGATATACGGGAAGTATACACACATTGCAGAGGCGCTAGTAAGGGCGGCTTGGTGTATGAAAGACAAAACCTTAAATATATGGTGCGGTTAATAACACCATGGCTGACTTTGGAATATACACAAAGAGTGCAGATATACAAGCACGTTGTGGAACTCATGCCAATGCGACAGCCAAGGCGGTAGCGGCAACCGATATATATGTATTGAATGTTGAGGCTCATATTAACTCCAAGACTAGAACCAACTGGAGCGATCTAGTTACTGCTGGTCTTAACGCAGATGTTCAAGGTGTTTTAACAGAAGCTTCGGCTTGCTGGTGTGCTATGCTTGTTATAATGTGGGACATGAGTGGATTTCCTTCGGTGGCAGTAGCACAGACGATGTTAGATGTATTGAGAGACCGGCATGTACAGGCTATGAAAGCATTGGAGGATATGAAAGTTCGCACTTTCATAAAAGGCGCATAATGCCAATACCAATAGTATTTAGAAAAAGTGCAGCACCGCTTGTAAGTTACGACTGGATTGATATCATGCGGGATGTCGGCTACATTCGTTATTATGCTTGCGCATCATGGGATGATTCGGGAACTTATTACTTTTTGACTACTGAAGTAAAGACGTCTCAACCACGTCTGACAACCGGAGCGGCAAAAGACATAGATTTTGATTATGAATTTAAGATACCAGTAACAATTAAAAACGATTATGCTATAATTAATGTCTCTAACGGTCAACCTACTGGTGCGGCTTTAAATTATTTTGTTAAAGTATTTCATGTTGCAGGAGTTGGGGGGGCAGAGACACAAATAAATGCTACCGTTGAAATAACTAGAGCCGCAGTGGTAGAATATCATAGAGATTGCATACAAACATTATTAACAAAGAAATACTTTAAAGCAGGTGATAAACTTAGGGTGAATGTAAGTACTCATGCCGCTTCTGGTGCAGGTTCGTATTTCTGTCACGATCCAATCTCAGGGCTTACACTTACTGATGTAGACACAGTAACAATCACAACAGACTTAACCTGCGACATTCCATTCGAGGTACAATTTTAAAATGCCACAGACAGATATAGACAGTACAACAGTAGGAAATACGACCAGCGCGGTGGAAGATATAACCATCGCAACGGCAGATACAGATGGCCCAACTGGTTCGGGCGATACAACGTGGGTTGTTCCAGAGTGGTCGAAGTGGTATGGTGTATATAAGAAAATACCACAGGTCAGACAGGTAATAAATTTACGCGTGGAGTGGGTCGCGGGCGCTGGGTTTACAGCCGACACAAGAACGGAGGTTATCTTAGATCGTATTAACTTCTTACCGACATTAAAGAATATGCTGCGGACTCGTAGGATTTGCGGTATAGCGTACAGTGAGATAATCCGAGACCCCAAAAAAGGAACGCTTCTCGGACTGAAATCACTTAACCCATCCACCATACAAATCGTGGTCGGGAAGAATGGGCTTTTGAAGGAATATCGGCAAATATCCAGAACTGACAAAGCAAAAGCTTTTGTTAAATTCAAACCTATTGACCTGTTTGTGCTAAAAAACCCACAGGTGGCGGATGAAATAGGAGCACAGGGAGATATTGAAGCCATTTCCGAGATAGTCTCCGCAGATAATGAAGCATTTTTTATTCAAAAGGAAATCACAAGACACTTCGCTAGACCCAAGATGCTGGTCGAAGTGGACACTGATGATCAAACACAAATAGACGCACTTATCGTTAAATGGAACGCCGCGACGAATTTGACCAATACGTGCGGTAATGTATTTTATCCGAAGGACACAATTAATCCTACCCCTTTAGTTATACCACCTCAAGCTTTGTCTGCTACGCTACCTTGGCGGGCTGCCTTGCAGGCTTCTCTACATTTAACTATGAACACCCCGCAGGTGTTATCTGGTGGGGGAGCAGGACAGTCTGAAGCAAATGGCAAGGTGCAAATGATGGCACACAGCCAGAGCGTAAAATCCGAAGCGCTTGAGATAGAAAACGAAGTGTGGCGACAGCTATTCTTTAGAATAAAACTAGGCGAGGCGGTGTCCCTACAACCCGATTTACTTAGTGATGTGAGCAAAGACGGGTCGATGCAACAA